AAAAGAGGTTACTCAAACATAACGATGGTTGCAGGTAGTGATAGAGTAAGAGAATTTGATACTATCTTAAAAAAATATAACGGCGTTAAGAGCCGTCATGGTCTATATGACTTTGATAGTATAAATGTAGCGTCAGCAGGAGAAAGAGATCCAGACGCTGAAGGTGCTACAGGAATGAGTGCTAGTAAAATGAGAGCGGCCGCAAAAGAAAAAGACTTTACATTATTTAAAAGAGGTCTGCCATCTTCATTTGCTAGAACTAAAAATGCACAAGACCTTTTCCGAAACGTAAGAAAAGGAATGATGTTAGCTGCAAGTATGGACTACACAAGTCTAGGTGCATTTAAATTTAAGCCATTTATAACTGCCTCAACAAAAGAGGAGTTAGATAAGATGACATTAAGGGACAAATATATTTCTGAACATTTATATGATGTAGGAGATATAGTAGATGATATAGAGAGTAATGTAACTGGTGTTATCATAAGAAGAGGAACAAACTATGTAACTTTAGAAGATGTTGATATGAAGTTGCATAAAGCTTGGTTGTATAATATAATGGAGACACCTGTTTATCCTGTTAAGTTAGAGGAGAGATCAAAGGTATTGAAAGAACAAAAAGAACAACCTAAAGACAAAGGATTACCACTTGTTGGTTTTAAAGTAGAAACTAAAACAAGTAAAACTAAAAGATTTAAAGAGATTTATAAAGAATTAAAGACAAAAGGTGAGAAAGAACCTGAAAAAAGAGGTAACGAATTTCAAGCAGATGTAGGTGTACCACAAGAGGCATACGAAATAGGCCACGATTGGGCAAAATATACATCAACAATTACCCCAGGTGAGAAGAATTATAATCCAAAATTTGAAGGTGGTCCTTATAAACCAAGTAAACATAGTGATAATCTAATCAACGTTAACGCAAGTAAGGACAAAAAACCAATGGATAAGAAAGTTGAATTAAAAGATATAGAAGAATGGGCAAGTAAAAGAGAAACAATAGATAAATATAAGGAAAGATATGGGGAAGAGTGGCAGTCAAAAATAGAAGAAACATACAATAAAATGTTTAATAAAGTGATTGACACCAGCAAAAATATGCAAGAAGGAAGAATGAAAGACATCGCTATTGACCTTAAAGCAAGGGACGAAGGCGGGTTAGATCCAGAAACATTTAAACGTAAGTACGGCAAATCTAAAGCAGATATGCAAAGAGATTTAGGTACACCACCAGGTGTTCCGAAATCATTTAAAGAGTTTTGGGCACAATCGGAGAAGAAAAATGAGCAACTATAAAAATCTAGCAAAGAAAATCATAAGTGAAATACAATTAGCATATGTTGTTAGATATTTGGACCCTAAAAATGGTAAGAGATTTGCAGTTCCTTTTAAAACTGAACCAGACGCAAAACAAAAACGAGACCAATTACAAAGAGATGGTGCTAAACAGTTATCAATTACAAAAGATTATCTAAAAGGTAAGTTTAAAGAATCTGTAGATAAAGATGGTGCATATGCAATCGGTATGGCAAAAGCTAAAGATATGTACAATGATGAAAAACCTGTAGATAAAAAAACAATTACAAAAGCACACGATATTGCTAAAGCAATATTAAGAAAAGAAGAATATATTACTGAAGAACAATTAATAGAACAAGACAAACAAGAACTACAAGAATTTTCTAAAGCACAATTAGATATTTTAGCAAGACAGTTTGCTGACCTTAAAGGTAAAACTATATCTATTGACAGAGCAAATCAGTTAAGAAAAATTTTTGATAAAATACCTAATCATTTTTTAAATGATTTAAGAAAGAAACATATACCTTTCTTATCAGGTCTAGCATTATCACGTATGATACAAAAAGGTATACCTGTTAGAGAGAATATAGATACTGATTATTTAAAAAGTAAATTAAATACAGCACAAATAAACAATATCAAAAATACATGGAAGATGAAAAAGGCTACCGATGTAACCCCAGCTGTTAAAGATATGATTAAGAAGATGGACATCCCAACTCAATTAGCAATCAAACACGCTGGCATTAATCACTTGTCAAAATTAATAGAACAATCTTGTGAGTGTAAATGTGGTCAATCACCATGTAAATCTTGTGGTAAAGATCATCATAATGTCAAAGAAGACGCTTCTAAAATGGCACAGGCGATGGCTACAGGAACACAAAAGAAAATTGCAGATTTATCAACACGTATCAAAGATACTGAAACACGAGGAAGAGATATAGACCTTGGTGATAAAACTAAAATCGCAATTAACAAAGCAGATGTCACTCATATGAAACTTAAACTTGCAGATTTAAAAGACAAGTTAAGATCAGATAGACAGAAAAGAGCAATGGCAGCTCAAAACGAACCTGAAACTGATAGTACAGGTAAACCTAATAAGAAAAAGGAAATTACAGAAAATGAATAAGAAATATTTTGAAACAAGAACTGGCAGCTTAGAAGACGTTTCAACAAAAATCGCTACAGAGCAGCCAACATTAAAAAAAGACGAACCAAAAGTTAAACTCACAGCAGAGAAAAGTTACTTTGATGTAAAACCAGGATCACTTGCAGACGCAGCTGCTAAAGTTGTAAGTGAAGATAAAGACCCTTGTTGGAAAGATTATGAAATGATAGGTACAAAAAAGAAAGATGGTAAAGAAGTACCAAATTGTGTACCTAAAGAAGAAACTATTGTAGAGTTTTCAACACAACAAATTAAACAAGCGTATGGCATATTAAATGATCCTAGATACAAACAAGGTAACTATGATGGTGCTGTAAAGGCAATTGAAAAACTTGCAAAAGGTTTATCAAAACATAAAGATGTTGCGAATGCTTTAAAGAGAGCTAACGAAGAAGTTATAAAAGAAAATCCATTAGTGGCTTTAGGAAGAACTGCAGCCGCAGCTGCTGGGGCAGCCGCAGGTGAAACAGCAGTAAATAGAGCTGCTGATGCTATTAGTAATATTGCTTCTAATAAAAAGATTGTTGGTACAAAAGACAAAAAGTCTTTTTCAGATGTACGTAAAGAGCAAAAGTTAGTTAAGACAACAGGCAAAACAGCAACAGGTAAAAAAGCTGCTGTTATTGATGTAGAACCATCATCACGTCCAATATAGAAAGTACTAGTCTAATATGAATCCAATTATATATTGTGATATGGATGGAGTATTAGCAGATTTCAAAACAGCTGCACAGAAAACTACAGGTATGTCCATTAACAAATGGATGAATATACCATCTTCAAAAGAAAAATGGGCACCTATTAAGGCCAATAAGAACTTCTGGTCAACTCTACCTTGGATGCCTGGTGGTAGACAACTATGGTCTTACTTATCAAAGTTTGACCCACATATATTATCAGCATACGTAGAAGAATCGTTTGATCCTAACTGTATACCAGGTAAAACTGCATGGTTAAGAAGAAATACAGGTCTGTCAAATCGTTCAAAAATCAATTTAGTAACACGAAAAGAAAAGAAACTTTTTGCTAGAAAAGGCCAACCTGCAATACTAATTGATGATTATGAGAAGAATGTTAGAGAATTTATACGTGCTGGCGGCGTTGGTATACATCACACAAACACATCAAAGACTATTTCATCACTCAAAAAGTTGGGTTTCTAATCTAATTCCTTATAAATAGTACTAGTTATATAACGAATAAGAAATTAATTAATTTAAAGGAGAAAAGATATGAGTGGATGGGCAAAAGGAGCGGATACCGCTACAAATAAACCAAAACATTTATCTACTAACGAGAACTCCCAGTATAAAAAGCAAGATGTTTACGCAACCAATTCAGGTTGGGTACAAAGAGCTGGTACTAAAGCAACTGGTAACGATAATGCCAGCAGCCAACCAGAACTCTTGGTCGCTATACGAGGACTTGCAGGTACATCAGCAACGACTGGACTACAGGAAGCAACTATTACAAATTTAAGATTTATAATAGGTAGTACTGCAGCTACAGACTTAACAGCTGGTTCATCTAGTCAAACGGTTCACATAGAGATAACTTGGGACGAAGCAGTTACAGTTACTGGAGCACCAGTAATGAAAGTTGTAAATAGTGGTGGTGGAACACACGATTGTGTTTATACTGCAACTGGTTCAACAGCTAACAGAAAGAGATTTACAGTAGCGAGTCAAACACTTGCAACTGGCAATGTTCTTTCATTAGGAACTGCTCTCCATGACGCAATAACATTACCAGGTGGAGCAACAATCAAAGATACTGCTTCAGGTACTATTAATTCGCAAAGAAATATTCCAGCGAGTTTAAGAGTTACACATACAGTAGCTGCGTAGTAGAGCATAATTATTAACAATTTAGGGGCGGTCAATCCGCCCTTATAAATATATTAACAAAGTGATCTAGGCAATTACCTAGAGTAGCATTCCCGAAAGGGTTTAAAGGAGAATAAATGGCAGACAAAAAGATAACGGCATTGACCGATTTAGGAACTGCGTTGGCTGACGCTGACTTGTTCCACGTAGTTGACGATCCGTCAGGTACACCAATAAACAAAAAAATATCAGCAGCAAATGTGTTCAATAACATACCATCATGGTTAGGTTTAGGACAGACTTCACAGTCAATAACTGCTGACGCTTCATCACAGGTTGCAAACGTAACAACTGCTGTAACTGAAATTAACGCAACAGCAGCAACTGGTGCTATTTCATTAGCAGATGGTTCTGATGGACAAGTTAAGATGATAATTAATACTTCAACATCAGGTACAAATAACGTAGTAGTTACACCAACTAATTTAAGAGGTGGTACTACTATTACTTTAAATGCTGAAGGTGAAACAGTAACTTTATTATTTAAAAACGCAAAATGGAACGTGATCGCTGGTCATGGATACGTTGTTGCATAATATATTATAGGAGAATATAATGGGTATTACTACACAAACGTTAATGAAAGAACGTTTTACATTACAAAAAACGTTTAATGATTTGAACGGAAAGATACAGGCGATTGAAAAAGAAGTGGCAGTTATGAAAAATAATATGAATGCTGTACACGGCGCCTTACAACAAGTTGAGAAGTTGATTCAAGTTGACTCTGTAGAAGGAAGAAAAGATGGAACAGAAGCAAAACATAATGGTTTTGAGAAACCAGGACCTTATAAAGAACCTGCTCCTGCAATGTCAGATGGCCCAACTGGTGCTCTAAAGAATGAAGCAAGTCCTTTAGACATACAAGAGAAAGAAAAGGCTCAACTTTTAAACGAGCAAGAAAAATGAAAGAAGATATCAACAATTTTTTAGACGATCTGGCTAACAATACACCACACGAAGGTCAGTTTAAAGATGTTGATAAGTTAAAAGAAAGTAATATGAAAGAGGTTGAAGAAGACCTTGTGGGTGGTAAAACTTTTAAGAAATTAAAAGACGAAGTAAAAAGAGGAGAAAAATGAAAACATTTAAACAACATATAAAAGAAGATGGTAAGATGGTTGGCACAGCCACATCTAACGCAGTTGAAGATGGGAACATCGGTGTTCATAACATCCATGACCCAAAGATTTTGAATAAAGTAAATGCTTTTGTTGGCTCTATTGCTAATGGAGAATACATCAAACCTGAGGCTGCTCTTAATCAGTTAAGTGCAAAATTAAGTACAATTGGTGTTACAGTAAAAGATAAAATTGAAATAACAGATAAAAAAGGAAACTTTGAAAGTGCTTTAGTTTTTAATGGCGGTCGTTTCGGTAAAGATACAGACGGTAGTGATATAAATGATGATGGTTTATCTCATAAAGGTAATAGTTTAAAACTAAAAGGTAATTACGAAACATTAGAGAACGGCGCTGTTAAAGTTTATGCAGAGCTTGGCTAATGTTTGACAAGATAACGAAGAAGAATTGGTTATTTTACGCTATAAAAAACTACAATGTTCCTAATTTAGATAGTGAGCAGGAGTTTTATGAAGATGTGAAAAGATTTAAATATCTTAAACGTCTATTCCGTAAATATAAAACCACAGGTGAACTGAAAACAAGATTAGTATTAAATCATATTATAGTATTAACAAATGTATTTGGTAATGAGGCAGCGGCTACATTATTATTGTTTAAAATTGAAAGAGAGTATTGGTCAGTATTAAAAACTTTCTTACAATATTTAAATGTGATTGCAGTAGATGAGTTGCCAAACATAAAGATACATAAAACTTTGTTGTCAAGTTTGGAGAAATTATAATGGGAAGAGCCATAGATTTATTAATAACGTATAGAGTAATCAAAATGTTGGTTACACCTTGGACTCAGCATGACGCTTATAAGTATGGAATTATTGATGATAATGGCAAGGTGTTAAGAAAGATGAAGACCATAAAGTCAGGTAAAGAAAGAGATTCTTACACTATACTACACAGATTTGTTTTTAATCTGAAAAGATTATTAGGATTATTACCAGGTGGTAAAACAAAGTATGCTTCATATGCGACTGCTTTGGCTTTACTATTAAAAGAAAACAAAGATATCAATGCTATTGAATTAGAAAAGGCATTGTATAAACATCTTGCTGAGAATAATCTGATAGCATATGATGACGACCTAAAAGAATCTGTAGGGTTTGATTTCTTACCAGAAGGTAAGTTTATAATGACAGATAAACTAGAAGATTTAGAAGGTGATACAACTGGTGATGTAGGTGATATAGTTTACACAACTGAAAACCAAAAACCATTTGATAAGTATTTTGGAGTTAATCTTTACCATGTTATAAATGAAGATACTAAAAAACAAATTATAGTATCTGAAGATAATATAGAGAGGATAAAATTTTAATGAGAACGTTTAAAGAATTTAGAGAAAGCAACTTACGATATTCAGTTAAATTTGCATATCAAAAAGGTGGTAAGATTGCTAATGCTTTTTATAAAGATAAAGAAGAAGCTGAAAAGTTTGTTAAATCTGTTATCGCAAAAGGCGGTAAGGCAATTATGACAACTGAAGATGTTTCCGAAGACGCTCCTGCAAATGCAGTAGGCGACGGATCAAATGTTGCAATGCCACCATCACACGAACCTGGTGTACACGTAAAGAAAAAGAAAGAAGACAACCCTTTAACAAAATTAATCAGTAGGTTTAGAGTAAAAGAAGACTATGATAAGGTAGAAGTTGAGAACTTAATTAATAAGATTGAAACTAACCAAGAAGTACAAGAAACTCAAATAGAACCTATTAAAAACAATATCAAATCAAAAAAAGAAAAAGGTACATATACTGAACAGTTTGGTATGCAGGCATTTAGATACGTAGTAGATAGCCAAATTACAACAACTGTATCAGAAAAGTTTAGAAATCAAGTTGCGTCTAAACTACTTTCAAAACACGTATGAAAACGTTTAAACAAATAAGAGAGTATATGAGAGGGTTTGGAATAGGTCCTTTAGATACATACAAACCTATGAACTCAATGGGTTCATCTGGTCAATTCTTTCCAAACAAAAGATATGCAACTACAATGCCTACATTGTCAGCAACAGCAAAAGGACCTGGGTTGGGCACAATTAAACCTATGCTGACAGCAAACAAGAAGAAAAAAGGAGATAAAGATGTCAGAAAAAGTAATTAGATATGGCGCTGGTGGCGTTCCTTACGTTGAAAAAAAATCAGAGGCGCCTAAGGAAGAAGTTAAAAAAGAGGAAGTTATTTCAGAAATTTTAACTAAAAACCCTAATAAAGAAGACAAAAAAGATAAGAAAAAGGACTAAAATTTTATGATAGAAACATTAATCGCATTAGCAATGAAATTTTGGATGTGGTCATTACTGATATTATTTGTTGTTATTGGGTTTATTATTAACTTACTAGATAAAAGAAAAAGTACGAACTTAAATTTTTCTTATGATAAGTTACCACACTTACAACCAATACCTATACTCACAAAGGGTAAAGGGTTTTTTAAAGGTATAGTTATGTGGTTACTAGGAACAAGAAATTGGAAACTTTTAACAGATTTTAGATATAGTATGAACGGCACAGAATATGTTATACCTGAAGGTTTTACATTTGACGGTGCAAGTATACCAAAATTTTTAAGATCGTTTTTTTCACCAGTTGGTGTATTACTAATTGGTGGTCTTGTACACGATTATATGTACAAGTATGCTGCTCTAAAACCAGCAGCAGCAAAAGGTTCACTTCTAATGGTAGATCAAAAGAAAGCAGATCAAATCTTTAGGGATATAAACATAGAAGTAAACGGTTTCTATTTTATGAACTATCTAGCATACTGGTCATTAAGAATAGGTGGTTGGGTTGCTTGGAATGGTCATAGAAGAAGAAATGTCAAACTAAAATAAGGAGATAAAAAATATGTTAAGTTGGATTACAAATAGAGTACAAGAAGTATCATCATGGCATGGTGGTGCTTTAATCGCTATGGGTCTAATAGTTTTATTTGCTGGACCTATCGCTAAAATGGCTGCATGGGCCGCTATCGCTTGGGGTCTGTGGGCAATTTGGAAAAAAGGCTAAAATGTTTGGCCTTAGATTATTTTTTATAGGAATAGTAGCTACCGCCATCGCTGGCGGTGGCTTCTATGTGATGAAGTTGAGAAGTGATAATGCGATTTTGAAATCAAATCAAATCAAATTAGAATCAGCAGTCGCTGAACAACAACAACTCATAGAAAATCAAAAGAAGGACTTTGAAGATATACTAGCCGCAAATCAAAAGATGAACGAGTTAGTAAGTGTTTTGAAAAAAGACCTTGATGATTTAGATAAAAGATTTAACAAAAAGAATAGAGATGTAGGCAAACTTGCAATTGCAAAAACAAAAGTCATTGAAAAGATTACAAACAATGGTTCTAAAAATGCCAATAGATGTATTGAAATAGCAAGTGGGTCACCTCTAACAGAAAAAGAAAAGAATGCTACAAAGAAGTCCGAAATTAATCCTGAATGTCCTAGTATCGCTAATCCTAATTACGTTCCTTACTAGTTGTTCTGGTGTCAAAAAATTAAGTATCTTTAAAGAAGAGGTGCCTAGAGCACAACTGAATTTAGAGAAGCCTACACCATTACAAATGGAACAATTACAATGGATCATTATCACTAGTGAGAACGCTGATGAAGTGTTCAAAAAACTAGAGGAACAAGGTATAGATCCAGTATTATGGGGATTGACGGATAAAGACTTTGAATTACTAGCAAAAAACTTTGCAAGAATACGTAATCAAATGAAGATTACAAATGATTTATTAGATAAATATAAAGAGTATTATGAGGGTGATAGTGAAAAATTAGATGATGAAGACTCAAAGTAAACCAGGAAAAAAGATGTCGCTCCAAAGCGGAGTGTATTTTTTGTCAAAAAAGACGGAAAGTAAATTATGAGTAAAAACCAAATAAACGTTTCTGACCAAACAGCTGTCAGTATGCCAATGAAGAACTTAATTGCTATTGTTGGCGCAGTAGCGATGGGAGTGTGGGCTTACTTCGGTGTGATTGAGCGATTAAACATATTAGAAACTAATACAACATTATTAACAAAAGATTTAGAACAAGCAGAAGAAGCGCTTGGAGTAGATATAGAAAAGAATAACGAATTTAGGATTAAATGGCCAAGAGGCGATTTAGGTTCTCCACCTGCTGATTCAGAGCAGTTTATGCTTATTGAATTTTTATCAGGTCAAGTGGAAGCAATTCAAAAAGATTTACAAAATATGATGAACAATGCAGTTAACATTGAAAGATTGCAAAAAGATATGGATAAGGCATTGGCAGATATTGAGGAACTAAAAGATAAAATTAGAGAGGCCAAGAACGGTCACATAAAAACAGGAGAGTAAAATATATGGACGCAGCTACACTAGTTACTATTATTACAATGTTTGTTGTTACCGATACTTCAAGTGAGTTTGTGAAGTATGACGGATTAGGTGCTTGCTTGAAAGATAAAAGAGCAATAGAAAAATTAAAAGACGGTCGTAGAGTTATCTGTGGTCCATCTTTAGCCGAGATAGACGCTGATGGTAAAATTATCAGTATTAAAAACAAAATGCCTGACCAATCTGGTAGTTTAAAACTAGGTGGTACAGCAAAATCATTAAGTGAAAAAAAGAAAGAAAAGAAAACGGAAGTTTTAACAAAATAGGATAGAATATGTGGAAAAAAATTAATAAAACTAAAATTGGAAATTTAATTGGGTTTTTATTAGTGATTGCTGTACTTATAGCAGCTCCTATTACTAATTATTTGACCAAAGGAGATAAGATTGAAATAGTCGCAGAACAAGGATTACTTAAAACAGTAAAAGAACGTGGTTATGTTATTTGTGGAGTTAACGCAGATTTACCAGGTTTTGCAGCTCAGGATGAAGCAGGAAATTGGAGTGGTTTAGATGTTGATTTCTGTAAGGCAGTATCATCTGCTATATTTGGAGACTCAAGTAAAGTAGAGTACATAGGATTAAATGCTGCTCAAAGATTTCCAACATTAGCTTCAGGTAATATTGATTTACTTGCTAGAAATACTACTTGGACAATCAGTAGAGATGTTAACTTAATGTTTGAATTTGCAGGAGTTAACTATTATGATGGTCAAGGGTTTTTAATACCAACAGAATTAGAGATTAAAAGTGCAAAGAATTTAGACGGTGCTTTCGTTTGTATTACAAAGGAAACTACATCTGAACTAAACTTAAATGATTATTTTGCAGAAAACAATATGACATATAAACCGATATATGTTGAAGGTAATAAAGAAGCAAAAGCAAAACTATTTGGTGGTGAGTGTGATGTATTCACAACAGACGCCTCTGGTTTAGCGTCAGCAAGAGCAGGCGCTGAAGACCCTAGTAAATGGGTTGTATTACCTGAAATTATATCTAAAGAACCTTTAGGTCCACTTGTAAGACAAGGTGACCAAGAATGGGAAGACGTAGTTAGATGGACGCATTTTGTTATGGTTAATGCTGAAGAAGCAGGAATCACTAGTAAAAATGTTGACCAAATGTTGACTGCTAAAAATAAAGAAGTTAAAAGAATATTAGGTGTTGAAGGTTATATCGGTCCAATGTTAGGATTAGGTATGAAATTTGGATACAATATTATAAAACAAGTTGGTAACTACGGTGAATCATACGAAAGAAACGTAGGACCAAATACACCTCTTGCATTAGAAAGAGGACTTAACAAACTATGGAAGGATGGTGGCGTTATGTACGTACCACCAATAAGATAGATGTTTAAAAAAATAAAAGACACAATTAAATTTCACAATCCGTGGGAAAAATGGGCAGTAATAATCTGTCTTGCTGTTTTATTAATGGTTGGTTTTTCAGCCGCTAAAGCAGATTGTACAGGTTGTGGAGAAGGCGGACACGAACAATGTCCTATAGAAGAAGGCGCTCACTCACATCCACCAGAAGTAGTATTTGCTGTATGTGTATTTTCAGATGGACATTTAATTGACCATAAAGGTGCAGATAATATGTCCGATTGCTTGAAGACTAAAAGAGAAGTTGAAAAACTTTGGAGAAATAGAGCAGAAGGAACAGACAGCGTAGAGATTAATGGTATCACTTATCAAATACACGGTGACTCATTAAACTTTATGTGTGATTTAGTTGACGCTGAAGTACATCACTATGAAGATGGTACTTGGGAAATAGTTAAGATATTAGGTAAACATAAAAAAGAAGAATAGAATTAAATTATGATGGATAATGATACCATATTGATGATTTCCAGATTGTGGCCAATCTTTGTGGCCTTCATTATTTTAATAGTCAATCTTGCACAATCCCATTACAGAATAAAAGTTTTAGAGGAAAAAGTCAAAGTTGCATTTGACTTAATCAATAAATTACAAGATAAAAAGTAACCCTAAATATAATTATGAGAAAGAAACTTATAGTTAGTGGGGACAGTTGCACCGAGGACGATTTTCAATCACCGTGTCATCCTGAAACAGAATTTAATTTTCCAAAATGGCCTAATCATCTAGCCGATCATCTTGGTATGAAACTAGTTAACAAAGCTAGAGGCGGCCAAGGTAACGAGTTTGTATATCACTCATTATTAGAAGAAGTTACTAGAACTCCTAAAGAAGAAATAGGTTTAGTTATAGCTGGTTGGTCGCAATGTCATAGATATGATTGGCAAACAGGTTATATGGGTGGACCAGATGGAATGAATACCTGGGGTGCCACAAGAGTATTTCCAAAAGGCGATTTATTACATTGGGTAACAAAAACTTTAAGACATTATATAAGTTTTCAAACATTATGCGAACATAAAGGTGTACCATTTTTTCATTTTCAAACTGGAGATTTATTTGAAAACTATTTACATGGATTGAGACCTACTGAACGAGAAGCAATGCAAGGTAAAAGCTACTTAACAAGATATCCAGGGGGTGCAGAAAGGGCTTTAGATGATGAGAAAAAAATACTTGAAAGAATTGAAATGTATGACCCTTATATAAAAAATTTTATTGGTTGGCCAGGTTTAACACCCAAGTATAGGTCGTATCCTTGGAAGTTAGCTAAAAAGGGAGGATTTAATATCCATTCTACTGTAATTGGTAACACTAGAGAAGACCAATTAGCACGTGGTTTTGTTATATCTAAATTAGATGACCATCCTAACGAATTAGGTCATAAAGCAATGGCCGATTTTTTTATTGGACAAGAGAGAGTATGGAATAAGGACTGGCAATGGAAAAGAAAGAACTAGACTCATACTTAAAAAGAGAAAGTAAAACTTTATTATTATTAATAGAGTTTGAAGGTGTTCCAGAAGTACAAAACGATACAGCACTTGATGAATTGAGATTTAGTTATCTAAAAGAATTGCTTTTTTCTCACCCAGCAAGATCATTATTAATTGTGTCAGACCATCAACCACGAAATTACAGATTACGAGCACTACTTAATGAAGTAGATGATAAACATAGAAATAATAATACACATACCATAGTAAATATTCCAGCAATTAAAACAACAATGGAAGATATTAATAATATAGCAACAGAAAAAGGTTTTAATATTGAGAATGTTCTTATAGCAGGCTGTAATACATCAGGTTGTGTCTTTGACTCATTACCTTATTCAGCAAAAAACTGGGCTGAAGCAGGTCATTTTACACAAATAATATTACCAATGTGTGGTGACGCTGAAATACATGGAGTAGGTCCTGAAAAATATATGAGATCATTTGCTAATTTATATAATAAAATTAAACAAGGTGGTGTCTTTAGAACTGTAGAAATAATAGGTGACCTTAAACGTGTGATGTATTATATTAACGGAACACAATTAAGTAGAAAACAGATAAGTGGTAAAAAAGGTGCTAAATGGCAATTGATAGATGGACCGACTAAAGGTCAAACTGATGTATTTGACGATCCAGAAACACAGTTTAACAGCGTTTAGAATTTTATAGTATAAACGTTTATAGATTCGTCTTTACCTTTTACTTTAATCTTATCAATAAACTTAAAGTTAAATCTTTCAAATAAAGGTTCTCTAGTATTTTCAGATATAACAATATCTTGTCCTAACGTTTTACTAGAACTCTCTAATCTACTTGCTAAATTAACAGCATCCCCTATTACTGAATAATCAAATCTTTGTTCAGACCCCATATTACCTACAAGACATTTACCAGTATTAATACCTATACCTATATTTAAAGGTGGATCAAACTCTTTAGTTTTATTCATTAGTGCTAGTTTTTGTTTCATCTCTTTAGCAGATTTAACTGCCATCTCTCTATGATTTTTACAATCTATCGGTGCGTTCCAAAATGCCATAATACAATCACCCATATACTTGTCTATAGTACCTTCATTTTTTAATATAATATCTGTCATTGCAGTTAGAAACTTATTAACATAACGAGTAAGTTGTTCAGGATCATCTTTAAACTTTTCTGATATAGGTGTGAAACCTCTAATATCTGAAAATAAGAATGTTAACTCTTTTCTTTCACCACCTAGTTTTAATAGAGAAGGATCTTTTTGTAATTTTTTAACCATACCTGGCGCAAGGTAATGCTCAAATTGTTTTTTGATTTGAAGTTTTAATCTATTCTCTCTAGCAAAGTTATTATAGATTAAGTGAGCCCACACTATACTTACTACAATTATAGGAATTATCCAATCAATTATAATTAGATGTACTAACCAAGCATAAGAACATACAAGCAATATTTCAAATAGAAACCCACCATATAACATTGCAGACCATTTTAATCCTACTCTAGGTATTATAAGTAAAAAGAATAGTAGAGCAAGTGCAGTTACTCCTATCTCACTTATATACAACCAAGTAGGTCTTTTAATATATTTACCTGACAATAAAGTTTCTGTTGATAGTGCCATTATTTCGTGTGTATTTTTTAGACCGTTAGGTGTAAGAACATAAGTAGAACCTTTGAAAGTTGTTCCAATAAAAACTATTTTACCTTTCATAGACGACCAATCTTTATCAGTATAGTCCACTCTAGGAATATTGTGTCTAAAATCTATCCAAACATTATCTTGTTCAGGTATAGGGAACTTTATTACTTTTAATATTGTTTCAGGTACAGAATTTTTTAAAGGAAGTTTTCTGATAGTACCATCAACATCAACAGGCACTAAAACATCTCCGACACCTAATACTTTTCGTTTTATACTAGTTAAATTTTTTGCGTCTTTAGTTTCAGTTAAGATAATAGGGTATTTTGAGATCATTTTTAGAAACATCTCATCACCACCTAGTCTATCTTTATGTACGAAGACTAGATTTACAAAGACTAAAGCTGCACCATTCTTATATGCGTTAATTACAGTACGACCTATAACATCTCTTTTCCAAGGCCATTGACCTTGTTTCTTTAAGGCTGCGTCAGAAATATCTAGCAGCACTAAACTTTTGGATTGATAATTATTTCCGAATGTTTGATAGTTATCTAAAGCAGAAAGTCTTGTTTTCTGTAATAGTACAGGATTAGAAATGTATAGTATAATCAATACTAAAGCAAGGACCCATACAGACCACTTATTAGTTAGCAGTTTTATCATATTATCTATTTATTTGGCCTCTAACTCATATAAATAATAGTATCACAAGGGAGAAATATGAGAATTATACTAACAGTATTAGTGTGGTTTTTTATGTTTTCTACGGCTAATGCTAGTGAATTGACCTTCAGTTTTGACAGTCCTTCATTTAGTGGTCAAGGTAAGTCATCACATTATTTAACAATTGAAAATATAGAGAAAACAAGAAAAGACGCAATCAAAGCTGCCGATAAAGCTGCAAAAGAAAAAGCAGAAGCTGACGCAAAAGCAACAGCAATTGCTAAATTTAAAGCAAATTTAGAAGCTAGATTTTATACAGCACTTGCAAAACAAATTACTGATAACGTTTTTGGATCAGATGGTCTACAACAAGACTCTGGTACATTTACATCACCAGTTGGTGGAGAAGTGGTCACTTGGACTACACCATCAGGTACAGGTAATGTTGTAGTAACTGTCACGGAGACCGATGGGACTGTAACGACATTTACAATGCCTAAAGAGGACAACTCGTAATGTTAAAATCAATCGGAATACTTTTACTAACATTATTGTTAGTTAGTTGTGCTGGAAGGCCTGACTTTGATGTAAGAACTCAACCTGTTCAGTATAAAGATTTAACAACACTTAAAGCACCAGCAGGTGATCCAATAGTGATTGCAGTTTATGATTTCCTAGATATGACTGGTCAAAAGAAACCAGGTGGTAACTTTGCGTCAATGAGTACAGCAGTTACACAAGGATCATATCAACTATTAATTAAAGCACTACAAGACGCTGGCGAAGGTGAATGGTTTAAAGTAGTAGAAAGAACAAGTCTTCCAAGTTTATTACAAGAAAGAAAATTAATTAGGTCAACAAGACAACAAGTAAACGGTGAAGGTGCAGAACCTTTACCACCACTATTATTTGCAGGTGCATATATCACAGGTGGTATAGTAGGTTATGATTCAGATATTAAATCTGGTGGTGTTGGTGCTAGAGTATTAGGAATACAAGCACATAAACAATGGAGACAAGATGTTGTCACTATTATATTAAGATTAGTAAATGTACAAACTGGCGAAGTAGTTGTATCAATTACTGTTGAGAAAACTATAATATCAGGCGAAACTGGTGGAGATGTATTTAAATATTTAGATACTGATACAATGTTATTAGAAGTTGAAGCTGGTGTTGCTAGAAATGAACCTGTAACTTATGCAATAAGAAAAGCAATAGAAAAAGGTGTAGTAGAATTGATTAACGAAGGTGCTAAAAAAGAATTATGGGAATTTGATGTAAAAGTAGTTGATGTACCTGAAATAAAAGATTACATAGACCATACAAATGATACTGAAATAGGTGTACACGTAGGTATGGGAGTAATTAAAGAAGAAAAGACTTACGAAGATTATCTTAAAGAAAAAGAAGAAAAAGAGAAGAATTTAACTAGTACAGAAAAAGAACTAGTTGAAGAAGCACAAGAAAAAGAGTGGGACAATTTAGAAACCAACGAAGAGGAGCAAGATGAAAAGACTGATAATGATTCTGGTGACTCTGGTAACCCTAACGGCTAATTGCTGGGCAGGTAACTCGGTATATATTCAACAAGACAACCAAGACGCAGACGGATCCATCTATATTAAACAAGATGGTGCCTCAAACTCTTTTGGTATATCTACATCAGCTCCGTTTAGAATAGTCGGAGATAATCTAACACTTATAATCAAACAAATAGGTAACTCAAATGTTGCTACAGATAGCAACCATAAGTCTTTCTATGGGTCTAATATGACCTTTGATTATTCAGCAACAGGTAACTCAAACGTATTAAGATTAGACCTAGATGATTCAGGTGCAGATGGACACTATTATGATATAGATATTACAGGTTCATCAAACATAGTAGAATTAGATTCAAATACAAGTGATGATATACAAGATACTCACATAGATTTAGATATAAGAGGAGACTCAAATGATTTTTGGGCATATGTTAGAGGTGATTCACACTTCTTATATGTTCTTATGTCAGGTGACTCAAATGATGTAGAGTTTTATGGTGCAACCAATTCAAGTGGTATGGTTGGTTCTAGTAAGGCAAATGTAATGATAGGTCCTAATGTAGAATCACATGGACAGTTTGCTGACTCAACTGGTGATGAAGGTGCTACGATTGACGTTTATATAATCGGAAGTTCCAATACAGTACATATGGCAAGTTGGGGTGCAAATAACTATCAAGTCCATGATGTCATAGGTGATTCAAATATTTTAGATGTTCATCCAGACGCAGTTGGCTCACACGTAAGAATGATACAATATGGCGACAACAACTATATGAAAACGGTAACTAGTGGTGATGACAATGTGTTTAGATATTATGGTAGTGGTGGAAATAATAAGGCATATGTTTATATCTATACTAGTGGTGCAGTAGTAGAATTAAAACAAACAGGTGGCTCAAACGAAGCTAATCTTACAATTAATGGTTCATCAATTTATGATTTTACTCTATTGGTAGACCAAGATGGTTCAGATAATTGTACATACTCATATAATAGAAGTAATCAAACAGCAGACACAACCGTTCAGCTAAACAATTCGGGTTGTTAAAATGCGAAAACTATTTTTACTAGTATCAATACTGGTACTTTTCTGTACTAGTCTATCCTCAGCACAAATAACAGGACCTAAAGTTGGTGAGATTATAGGTCAAATGGGAACTACTTGGAACGAAAGAGATGGTTCAACTGAAAATACCTCAATGGGTTATGAGTTGCAGATGAACGACTTTTTACAAACTGGTGAAGATGGTGGTATGATTATTCATTACCTTGATGAAACTAAATTTACAATGGGACCAAATACAGAATTAACAATTGATGAATTTGCTTTTGATACTTCAGTTGT